AAAACAGCTTCTTGAACCGCTGATAAACGGCAAAGGCGGCATTGATCTTGGGGAGATGGATTCTCTCACGCCTTACATCAAACGGCGGATCAACGCCGCCAATTGCAGCAGCAACTGCGGGCGACGCGATGCATGCCGTTATATGCGCTTTTTAAAGGACGCGAAATCCGATAAATATGACTTTCAGGTCTGTAACCACAACTACCTGCTGGCCGACGTTCTGCGCCGGGCAAAGGGCCAGCGCCCGTTGATCCCTGACTATCAGGCTGTTGTAATCGATGAGGCGCACAAGTTTCCCCAAGCTGCCCGGCAGATGTATGGGATAGTGCTCTCCAGCCTTACCCTGTCAGGGATAGCGAAAACCATCCGCAGCTTTGTGTTCCGGCCAGGTCAGAGCATGGCGGAGCTCTGCCGGGATGCGGACAAGCTGGACGGCCAGGCGGGGCGGCTGTTCCGGGTGCTGGAGGAGAACATACCGGACAGCGCATATCACGAAGAGGCCGAGAGGTTCAAGACCAGGATTGACAGCACTGCCCAGCGGCATCTGCAAAATATCCGGGCGATCATCGGCCGCTTGACGACAGGGCTGGAGGAGCGGCAGGTCCTGCGAAAATACGAGCGCCTTTACGCTCACACCCTGTGGAAGCTTAAGAATGCCAAAGAACAGGTTTCCGCTTTTGAGAGACATGGCGACCTCGTCTACTGGCTGGAAAAGCCGGAGGGCCTTTACTCACTGGATCGGGACGGTCCGGACGAGGCCCTGCTGTGTGCCATCCCCAAGCGGCTGGGCGAGCTGCTCGACGCTGATTTATGGAGCAAGGGCATTCCCGCTGTCCTCACATCCGGCACATTATCAGCGTCCGGGGACTTCACCCACATCAAGCCGGGGCTTGGGCTTAATAGGCTGCCGGAACGTATGCTGATGGAGACCAGCAGGCCGTCGCCCTTTCATTATAAAGAAAACGCCCTGCTTTATATCAGCAGGACGGTTCCATTCCCTGATAATCGCGATGCCCGCTACACCCGGGCAGTGACGGACGAGATGGAGCGGCTGATCATGGCGGCGCACGGGCACACGGCGGCGCTGTTCACGTCCTACCGCCTGATGGATCTGGTGTTCGACGCATTGAAAGCGCGGGGTCTGCCTTTCCCGCTGTTTAAGCTGGGCCGGGGCGGGATGAACGCTATCGAACGGTTTCGTAAAAGCGGGAACGGCGTGCTGTTCGCCGCCGGGAGCATGTGGGAGGGCGTCGACCTTCCCGGCGATATCCTCTCCCTGCTTGTGATCGTCAAGCTGCCCTTCGCCGTGCCGGATCCGGTCAGCGAGCATGAACAGACACGGTACGGCAGCATGGACAAATACAAGAACGCGGTCATTGTGCCGGAGATGCTTGTTAAGCTCAAGCAGGGCTTTGGGCGGCTGATCCGCTCCGAGGCCGACACCGGCGTCTGCGCCCTGCTGGACTCGCGCGTCCGGGAGGATGGGGCTTATCGTGACAGGGTGCTGAAAGCACTGCCCGGCTGCCGTGTCACATCAAATATGGAAACCGTAAGGAACTTTATATTGGCAAAGAAGCCGCCTGCGTATTTCGATTAACAATTGGATTTTTCTTCAGGAAGGAGATGGATGTATTGATGGAAGACAGATATAAAGCCACGACTGAAAATAACACGGACTTTACCGGTCCGCCGCCTGAAGGCCTTATGGACATCCGGGATGTGTCGGTAGATAAAAGCCTGGATAAGGAGGAACGGATCGCGGAGTTTGTCCGGCAGATCAAAAACCCTTATTTATTCCGCTGCGGCAAGTTCACCGTGCGGGCCAGGTTTGCCGACAACGGCGTTTCATTAGAGGAATGCCTGCAGGGTATTTTAAGATAAAAAGATTCAATAAGGGGCTGCAATATTCCGCACGGCAAGTTATAATGGAGCCGGGAAAAGAAAAAGGCATGATAAACCTCATCACTCTTTACATTGCGGAGCAGTCCGACATTAAAGGAGTGATTTTTGTATGCAAATTTACCATGCGACCATGTACATCCGGCTGTCTTATACGGACGACCGGGGGAATGAAAGCGACAGCGTAGGCAACCAAAGAAAACTGATCGAGGATTTCGTTCGGCAAAACCCGGAAATTGAGATCGTGTCCGAAAAGATCGACGATGGGTACAGCGGCGTTATTTTTGACCGCCCCGCTTTTAACGAGATGATGCGGGATGTGGAAGACGGCAAGATCAACTGCGTCATCGTCAAAGACCTGTCCCGGCTGGGACGGGAATATATCGAGACCGGACGCTTCCTCCGCCGTGTTTTCCCAGCCTATGGCGTGCGGTTCATTGCCATCAACGACAACATTGATACCGCAAAGGATATGAACGGCGACGACCTGGCCGTTTCGGTGAAGAACATCATGAACGAGGCGTACAGCCGGGACATTTCCATCAAGACGCGCAGCTCGCTGGAAACCAAACGGAAAAACGGTGATTTCGTGGGAGCTTTTGCCGTTTACGGGTACCGGAAATCAGAAGAGAATAAAAACCGGCTGGTCATTGACGAATATGCCGCCGCCGTGGTGAAGGATATTTTCCGGATGCGTCTGGAGGGTGTCAGCGCCGCCAAAATCGCAGAGGGACTGAACCGGCAGGGAATCCCGTCCCCTATCGCCTATAAAAAGGAGCAGGGACTGCCCTATGCCAAAGGCGGGTATGCCGACAAGGAGGGCGCAAAGTGGTCGGCAACGACCATCATCCGCATTTTGAAGGACGAGACCTACACCGGCACGCTGATCCAGGGGAAAAAGGGCACGCCCAATTACAAAATGAAGCAGGTACTTGAAAAGCCCGAAGAGGAATGGCTGCGGGTGGAAAACGCCCATGACTGGATCATCCCCAGACACGATTTCGACCTTGTGAAACGGATCAAAAACCTGGACACCCGGACCGCGCCCGGCAGCGACCGGGTATACCTGTTTTCCGGCATCCTGATCTGCGGGTGCTGCGGGAGCCGGATGACGCGCAAGACCGTTCCGTATAAGGATAAGCAGTATTATTACTACTACTGCCCCTCCGGGAAGAAGCGCGGCTGCCATATGCCTGCCATCAAGGAAGCCGAACTGACCGGATGCGCGCTGGGGATCGTGAAATCCCATATTGACAACGTGGCATCCCTTGAGGCTATGCTGAGCGGGATCGACCAGGATCGCCTGAACCGGGAGCAGGTGAAACGATATACCGGACGGATTGGGAGCAGCGAAAAGCGGCTGGAGCAGATCAACGGTTTCAAGGCCAGCCTGTACGAGAATCTTGTCGGCGGTGTCCTTTCAAAAGAAGAATTTTTAACGCTAAAGAACAAGTACAGCGACGAGGCCAGACAAGTGGGTGAGACAATCGCCAATTTACAGCGGGATCTGGATGATGTGATGGAAAACCGGAGCGGCAAAAATCAGTGGATGGAGCATTTCAAACGCTTTTCCAGTATGGAAGAACTTGACCGCAAAGCCGTGATCCAGCTCATCCAAAGCATTTGTATCATTGACAAAAACAACATCGAGATCTCGTTCAATTACCAATCTGAATTTGACAAAGCCATGTCCATGCTGGCAGTCAGGGAAAGGAGGGCGGGCTGATCATGGCAAGAAAGAGCAGAAAGCATGCAGATGTCCAGACGGAAGCCGCATACCATGCCAGCTTGTATGTCAGGACGGCATTCTACATACGCCTTTCCGTGGAGGACAACAAAAAGCACGGCTATTCCCTTGAAACGCAGCGGCTTATCCTGGAGGACTATGCTGCCCGGTATCCTGAGATGGAGATATGCGGGACTTACGTTGACAACGGCGCAACGGGTACGAACTTCGACCGGCCCGGTTTTAGGCAGATGCTGGCCGATATTGAGGCGGGCAAGATCAACTGCGTGATCGTCAAGGATCTCTCCCGGCTGGGCCGGAACGTGATCGACACGGGCTACTACATTGAGCGGTATTTCCCCGCCCATAAAGTACGCTTTATCTCAGTGAACGACAACTTCGACACCGACAATCCCGATAACATGTTCGGCGGCATCGTCCTGCCGCTGAAAAACATGATCAACGAGGCATATTCCATTGATATCGGCAAAAAAATCAAGGCACAGGCACGCCAGAGCATGCGTGACGGGGAGTATATCGGCGGACGGGCGCCGTATGGTTACAAAAAAGATCCCGCCAACTGCCACAAGCTGCTGGTGGATGAGGAAGCCGCTGCCGTCGTGCGGCAGATATTTGAGTGGGCTTATCACAAAGCAGGACTCAACGACATCGTACGGCGGCTGAATGATGCGGGCATCTTGCCGCCCAGCAACTATAAACGGGCGCAGGGCCTTATCTCGCACGACAACCTGATCGGCAGCGGCAGGTGGCAGACCCGTACCGTCCAAAAGATCCTGAATTCGGAAATCTATACCGGCGACCTGGTGCAGGGAAAGACAAAGATCATTGACCACCGGCAGGTGAAGGCCGGAGCCGACAACCTGGTTGTGGTGCATGGCACCCACGAGGCCATCATCAGCCGCGAAATGTTCGAGACCGTAGCGGCGTACCGCCGTCAAGTAGCAAAGGACAGCAAAAAGAGCAGTCAAATACCCTATACGCCGAATATCTTCAAAGGCAGGATATTCTGTGGACAGTGCGGGATCAGCCTTCACCGGCAGCGGAACAGGGGCATTTACCACTACCGGTGTATTACACGAAACCGCGTCAGAAAAGATGCCTGCGTGGTGGTATCCATAAAGGAGCGGGACCTGACCGCCGCAGTCTTAGAAATCCTGCGCGGACAGATCGGTACACTTGTGGACCACTATCTGGAGCTCAGGAAAAACGGCGCGTTCCTTAAGGAGCGAAACAGCAGGATAACCGCGGAGATCCTGTCGCTGAAACAGAACCTGGAAACAAACAGGCGCTTTTTACGGGGGCTGTATGAAAACCTGGTACAAGGCACGCTGACAAACGAGGAATACTTCACGCTGAAGGCTGGCTATGAAGCAAAAATCTCCGCTGACAGGGAGCGGGCCGCGGCGCTGGAGGCGGGGCTTTCAAAACTGAATTCTGAGCTTAAGCAGTATGACGATCTGGCGCGGGATGCGCAAACGCTAAAAGCCGGCTGCAGATTAACTGTTGATTTGGTTGAGAAGCTGGTGGAACGCATTGATGTGTTCCCGGACAAGCAGGTCCGGGTTAAACCGCGGTTTCAAAATGAATTTGCAGAACTTGAGGAGGTGCTGGGCGAATGCAAAAGTATGTAATTGCCTTATATATCCGCTTGTCACTGGAGGACTTCAAAACAGAGAGCTTAAGCATCCCCCATCAGCGGATGCTCCTGCGCTCCCATGCCGAAACGCTTCCCGACACCGCTGATCCGGAAATACTGGAGTTTATTGACAACGGGTACAGCGGGGCCAATTTCGAACGGCCCGCCATGCAGGAGCTTTTAGAGCTGGTACGGTCAAACCGCATTGACTGCATCATAGTCAAAGATTTTTCCCGGTTTGGCCGCAACATCCTGGAAACCGGCTATTTCATCGAACAGGTTTTTCCCCTGTTCCGCACCCGGTTTATTTCCATCAATGATGATTTTGACACCATTCACTACAAGGGCGACACAGGCGGCATGGAGGTCGCTTTCAAGTACCTGATCAGCGAATATTACAGCCGCGATCTGTCCGTTAAATCCAAAAGCGCCAAGTATGTCAAAATGCGGCGGGGCGAATACCAGAGTAAAATCTGCCCGTATGGGTATAAGAAAGGTCCGGACGGCCGTATGGAGATCGATCCGGATGCCGCCGCGGTTGTCCGTTTGATCTTTGACATGGTGCTGGCGGGGAAAAACGCCACGCAGACCGCAAAAGCCCTGTATGACAAAAAAATCCCCACACCTGGGGAATATAAGGTCAGCAAGGGAGCAAAGAACCCGCATGACGTATCCCGGACAAACGGCGTGTGGCAAAGTACTACCGTCCTGCGGATCTTAAGGGATGAACGGTATATCGGCACATACATTATGGGGAAGCGTGCTGTGACAGAGGTCGGCGGAAAAAAACTCAGGGTCAAAAATGAGGAGGAATGGTTCAGGATTCCGGATCATCACCCCGCCATCATCAACAAAAAAGAGTTTGAGCTGGCACAGTCGAAGCTCCGTAGTTTCAAGCTGCCTAATAGGAAAACGAGGGAATACCCTTTGCGTGGCAAGGTGTTTTGCGGCTGCTGCGGTCACGCCATGTCCCGCGCAAACAGCAACCCCTTATTTTACTGCCGCTATTCACAGGTGGATGAATCTTTCGATTGTCATGGGCTGCGAATCCGGGAGAAGGAATTGGAAGGGATTTTGTTTGAGACACTTGTGAAACAGGCGCAGGCGGTATTGGCGGTTGATAATGTATGCGGACTTTCCGACCTGGACTCCCAGCTCGTCCAGCAAGTGAAATGGGAAGGGCAGGTACAGCAGCTTCAGGATCATAAGCGCGGTCTGTACGAGCAATACCTGCTCCGGGAGATTGACCTTGAGGAATATAAGCGAAGGAAAACGGAATATGATGCCGACCTTGTCCATGTCAAGCAGATCTGCTCTGCGCTGACAGCCCAGACGCGGCAGGCCCAGAAAGAAAATGCCGAAAAGAAAAAGACGCTGGAGGCTGCTCAGAGAATCTCCAACGAAACCGGATTGACACAGACCCTCTCTGACCTGCTCATTGAACGTGTAAGCGTACATCCCGGCAATGCCATCGAGGTATCATGGAAAATACGGGATTTTAGCGTGAAGGTGTAACTGGTTTTTAGTGTGTGCTTGACATACGAGGATGAATCATCACATAATGGCAGTACTCCTAGTAACACTTTACTCTGTGATCAAGATAGCTTAAAAATGTTCAAAATACTCGTTTTTCTGGTCATTTTTCCATGAAATTAATTATCGTGACATTGCTTCCTTAAATTGGTATAATGATTAGGGCGACAAAAGGTATTGTTCGTCCTGATACCTACGGATTGCTACGCACTTTGTGCTCTAGCAATCCTAAAACATTCGAAATCCGCCCTATTCGGGCTACTTTCTCATGTTTTGCGGGTCCCAAAGTCATGCTTTTTCATGTAAGCATGAAACGCATAATCTTTTGACCCTGGTATCGTATAATATAAATAACTATACATAACATACGGTGGTAGAAAATGTTAGATTTTAAGGTTATTGAGCTTTCATCAGAAGAGGCAGCAAAGATACTCACACTTGAGGAAGACTGGACTATGGATAAAAAGGGTAAAAAAATTGAGCCTAGCAAATTATCATGTACAGTTTCTGCCTTTGCAAATGCAACTGGTGGAGAAATATATATTGGAATCAGCCATGGTGCTGATAAGACGGTGTATTTTTGGGATGGACATAAATCCATGGAAGAATATAATCAAATCATTGATATTATAGCTAGTATTTGCCCTGGGTATGATGATTGTTCTTTTGAATATTGTAAATGTACTATTGAAAATACATATGTGTTACATGTTACGATTCAGAAAACACAACGTGTCATTTATGCAACCAATAATAAGCCATATCTTCGAATAGGAGCTCAAAATATTTCAATAGACTCACCTGATAAAATACGTCAACTTGAATATGATAAGGGTATTTTTTCATATGAAAATGAATTAACACCTTGTACTTTTGATGATATTAAGGATTCTTCTGTATTACATAATTTTATTGAATATGCTGTTCCCAGAACTAATAATTATGCATGGCTTAAAAAGCAATATTTACTGAGCAAAGATATGCGTGTGAATGTTGCAGGGGTATTGCTATATGATGAAGTTCCTCAAGCGGTAATACCTAAACAGTCGGGAATTAGGATACTTCGTTATCATACTGATTTACGGACTGGTACAAGAGATTCACTTGTAGATGGATATCCGATTTCAATTGAAGGCGATATATATAGTTTAATAGCTAATGCGGTAGAAAAAACAATTAGAATAGTAGAAGAATCAGATGTGGTGGGTAATTCTGGTATGGAGTCAAAAAAATACCCAGAGGTGACATTACATGAAATAATTACAAATGCTGTTTTACATAGAGATTACAGTATTGCGGCAGATATTCAAATTCGAATATACACTAATAGAATTGAAATAGAAAGTCCTGGGAAGTTACCGGGTCATATTACTACAGAGAATATTCTTGAAGAACAGTTCTCGAGAAATGCAAAGATTGTTAGGTTGATATCAAAATTCCCTTTACCTCCTAATAAAGATGCTGGAGAAGGATTAAATACAGCATTTGATGCTATGGCACAAATGGATCTTAAAAGACCCGTTATAAAAGAGAAGAAAAATAGTGTGTTAGTTATTGTTAATCATGAACGACTTGCTGATCATGAAATAACTGTACTAAAGTATTTGGAAAGTCATGACTCAATCTGTAATACTGAGGGGAGGGAAATAACGGGCATTGGTGATACAATTAAGATGAAAGATGTCTTTAAACGGCTAAGCAAACAAGGGGTGTTAGAAAAGGTTCCTGGCTTAAAAGGAAATGCGACTAGATGGCGTTTGAAAGGAGATGCTAAACCCAAGGATGAAATCAACTCAACAAATCAGGAAGAGTTTAAGCAGATGGATGTATTTGATTTCATTTAAATTGTAATGCAATATATACAGAATATCCCTAAACACAATCTGGATACTCCCCACTCCCAATATCGATGGTGATTTCGCCGATAAATACGGCACTGACCATTATTAAGGGAACTGTTGAGTTTAACGTAGTGGTGGTCGCACTTGCACAGTTTATTCATTCGCTTATTAATCGAGTTTGAATACATAGGAAATTACAGGAGGAGAAATGTATGGGACTATTTGATATGTTCAAGAAAAAAAAACCAAAACACGCCAATGATATAGGTGATGTTAAGGTCAGCGTAAACATTTCTACTCCGAGACCTCCTACTCAGGCAGAGATAGACTCTCAGGTCATTCCTGTTGAAAAGCGGATAAAAACCGCTGTCGCCAGCAAGCAGGGACTCTATCCGCATGAAATCCTCGTGTTGAACTATGCGCATACCTTCTACACAAGCGATAATTCTTTTCAAGGGTTTTGGTGGTATAGGTACGGCATTCGGGATGTTCAAGCTATTCTTTCGTCTTTGGAAGAACGGGGATTTCTGCAGGTTGGTGATTTGCGAGCCATATTAAACAAGCAAACTGCCTCCGCAATCAAGGAACTGCTTAAAACGAATGGTCAGAAGCAGACGGGCAAGAAGAATGAGCTTATACAGCGCGCGTTGGAAACTATCTCCGAAGACGAATTGAATCGCCAGTTTCCACGCCGTACATACAGCTTAACTGAAATAGGCAAAACCGCCGTTGAGGAAGAGAGCTACGTCCCTTACATACACCGTAACGGAGTTGAGGATTTGGACATCTGGTCTCTCAATATGCTCGTTCACACTGAACCATATATATCGTACCGCGATAAGATATGGGGCTACCTAAACCAGCGAAGTATGAAACACTTTTCAGATATGAATTTTGGTCTATACAGGAATTGCCGTTTTAGTATGTCGCATTTTTTGAAGCAGGAAGGCAAAATCGAGGATGAGCTTGCCATGCTTACGGAAGTAGTATTTTATGATTTGTGTGGTGCCTCGAATAATTATGACCCGAAATTTCTTGAAATCCAGGCCGCATATTTTTTCCCTTATGAGAACTCGCACGCCATTACCGCACCGGGTATCATATCAGCGATCGTTGATTGTCAAAAAAAACTGAATTATACGGATGATGAATTAGAGACAGCCCTCATTGAACGAATGAGCAAACTGAGTGCGCCGATACAGCTTTTTACGGCTAAGGATTGCGCCAAAATTGTGCTGTTAGAGCGTGACCAAAACACTGATAAGTTGAAAGCCCTGTATACAAAGGCGAAAAAAGAGTTTA